GCTTCTACCTGAGTATCAGGAGAAGTATTTAAAAGATTTATTAGCTAACGTCTTCCAAACCAATGAAGACACCGGAGAAATCTCTGGGATTGCAACGGTAGATCCTTTGTTCGGGCAACAATATTATCAGACTCCGGAAGGAGGTTCTACTCTTGAGAAAGCGAAGGCTGCTCTTGACGCAGCAGGGGAACCTATCCAACTCTACGAAGCAGAGACAGGCGGGTTCACTTCTATTGCAGGAGGTGCGGCGGTAGACCAATACGGAACTCCTATTTTTGCTACTAAGGGCGGCGTTCAAGCTCCAGATGTACAACGCTTTACCGACCAACAATTTGAAGCAATAGATCGGTTTGCGGGTCTAAGTGGTTACGACAGTATGGTAGGCAGTTACGAGCCTTATGTTGATAGCGCTTCGGAGTTATACCAGTCTGGAGCGGATCTTGCGGGTTCTGCGGGCACTGGGATCTTTGATCCGCAGGGCCAAATTGTATACGATATCGACCCCACTACTGGCGCACAAACACCTCGGTTAGATGCTGAAGGAAACCCAGTTCGTTCTGGTGGTTACAAAGATTACTACAACCCATTTGTAGAAGACGTAATAGATACCACTCAAGCAGACATGCGGGATGCTTTGAGCGTTCAACTGGGCCAGATCGGCGCAGACGCAGCGGGTCTTGGGGCTTTTGGAAACCGACAGGCTGTACTAGAAGGCACAGCAATAGGGAAATCTGTAGGTGAGCAGGGTAAGTTGGGCGCAGAGTTGCGCTCGGCGGGATTTACTGGCGCACAAACACAAGCCCAGTCAGCTTTTGAAAACCAACAAACCCGAGGTTTGCAGGCGGGTCAGTTGTTCCAAGGTCTAGGCACAGGAATAGGTGCGCTTGGGGAGGCTAATCAAGCTATGGGTATGCAAGATGTAAACACTCTGTTTAATCTTGGCGGCTTAGAGCAAGGTCAACTTCAAAAACAATATGATGTGCAGCGGGCGGGTCAGTTAGAACAAGCCTACGAACCGTTTGCTAGGTTCTCCTACATGAGAGACATCTTGTCTGGAATCCCCTCTTCAGGCACAGGTCTTACTGCGGCGGGTACACCTACCCCTAGTTCGTTGTCTAACATTATGACGGACTCAGGAGTATATAGTGCGTTAGGCCCTGGTTTAGGTCGAGTGACGAACACAAGCGGATCGAGGTAGCATCATGAGTCTAGGTGGCATAAACAATCCCGCGTTAATCGGCGCGTCTCAACGCGAAGCTCGTAGCAAGTTAGATGTAATGGCGGGGATTAAAAGACCTCAAGGTATTATGGCGTCCTCTCCTCAGTTGATGCAAGCTGCGATGCCCGCGGCTCCAATGCCCATGCCACCGGCTCCAATGCCACCGGCTCCAATGCCACCCGTTCAACCTACTCTACCTCAGATGCCTATGAACACGGCGGTTGCCCCAATGGTTCCCGCTCCTCGGTCCTTGAATCCTATGGCTCCTGCTGTTCCAACCGTTCCGCAGCCCGCTTCTCCGACTACGCCTATGAATTTCCAAGAAGCTGGTCCTGTGGCTGTTAACCCACAGTTTGAAGGGTATTCAAAAATGGGCGCAGAAATTGGAGATAGCGCGAGAGCCTCTGTTGCTGCGGGGGGGTCTAGCACTGTAGACATCACAATGGACGCGACTAGCTTTATGAAGAAACTTCTTGGAGAGCTACCTGGGGACATCCAACAAAATTTGCTGGACCAACACGGTGACCCAGCCGGAGTAGAAAAAGCAGTATCTACAACCGCTACAAACATTGAAGATGCACTCGAGACAGAAGACCCAGCAAAAGTGAGTGCGGCTGCGCTGAAAGCATTAGATGTACCTGACACGGAAGAGGCCAGGTTAGACGTTGCCAATACCTTTGGGTTTGACACAAGTAACATCGCTGCCCTTGATGACAAGATCATGGAAGTGTTGATGGCGGGCCGTGCTACGGACTTCCAGCAAGCCGTGCTGGTAGGACTTCAGAACTATAAGAGCACAGCAATGGCTAGAGCCGCGGCTTCTGTTGGAACCACTAAAGGTTACACTACTGAGAGATTGTTTCAACAAGCAGTGCAAGAAATCATGTCTAATCCTGGTCAATATGATGTGTATGGAGAAGGCCCAGAAGGTCTTGTTGACCCTCAAAAGGTACGTCAGCAAGCTATGCAAATAGCTAATGTAACTGCTCAAGCTATGGGTGGACAACCTGCTGCGCCCCCAAGTCAAACTCTTCTGCAACAAGTTCAAGAAGCCATAAAACTTGAACCGAAAAGGCGAAAAGAAATCTTAAAGCAAGCCACAGATGCGGGTATTGATGTAAAAGGACTTTAATAATGTCAAATCCATTTCTAAGTTCAGAAGGCCAAGCGGCACAAGCGGCACAACAAAGTTCAAATCCATTCCTAAGTACGTCAAAGCCTACTGAAAGCGGTTCAAATGTGGCAGAGTTTCTGCCTGAGTTTCTGCAAGGCGCGTTCGAGGGAAATGTTATTCAAGAGTTGGGCGAGGGAATTGCATCTGGTGCATTGGGCGCGGTAGAAGGTGTAGCTGGGTTAGCTGCTACAGGGTACGATCTAGTAAACGACACTGACTACGCCGATGATGTTTCAGATGCATTTGAACGCGCAAGAGACATAGCAGGATTGGACCCAGAAGGTCTTGTGGGGAAAGGTGCGGAAATCGTAACACAATTTGTGGTGCCCGGTCTTGGGGCCGCAGGTGTTGTAGGAAAACTTTACAAAGGTGGTAGAAAACTAGCAGATCTTTCCCGCGCTCAAAAGGTAGGACTAGCCGCGGCGGAGATTACCGCTGCGGGAGCCGCAGATGCTGCGGTTTCTACCGACAAAACAACTACAGTTGGAGACTGGGTTGGTTTTAATCCAACGGAAACAACTGATTTAATTGGTTTAAAAGGATCCGAAAAAGCTTGGGCACGTATATCTAACCGAGGTAAAATTGGTCTTGAGTCCTCACTAATAGGCGGTGTGGCACAAGGTGCTTTAATGTATGGCGGTAAAACTCTTGGTGAATCTAAAATAGGAAGAGCAAGTGCTTCTGCACTGCGAAACAAGATAGATACATTAGGTACAAAAGCTAATAACTTAATGTATCAGCGAATGATGGCAGTGCCAGGTGAGGAACTTAGCCTCGGTAAAGCAAAGCTTGCGGATGCAATAGCTTTTGTTAAGTATGGAGGATATCTTCCGGGGCAGATTGCTACTAAGCGTCTACTTACAGACGGGCAAGTTCAGATTAAAGTTAAAGAAGCGGACAGGGTTCTTAAAGATTTCGACGAAAGTGTGGATGGTTTCTTAAAGAACGCTCCTAAAGACGGCGGCGTTCTAGATCGTGTAGGTCTATTGACTAAAGTTGAGGACTACCTTGTAGAGGCTGATCTAGCAAAGAAGTCTAATTTGTTAAAAGCCTTGCCAAAGGGTGTGCGTGAGAATGCTGAACGTATGCGTACTCATATAGATAAATTAAGCAATGAAGTCTTAAACAGTAATTTTCTAAAGGCAAATAACTTTGTTACAAAAAGTGGAGAAAACATAAAAGATGTTGTCCATCAAAACATAAACAATTATTTACGTCGCCGGTATAAAATATTTGAAGATGCAAAATATGTTCCTGAAGCAGGAGACGTAGTAAAAGCCGATGATTTCTTTCGCACATCAACAAAAGCAACTGAAAAAGAATTGACTCTACTTGCACGGAAGGACACTCTCAATCAAATCGATGACAAGTTTTTAGATGCAAACGGGCTTACTCGCGTTGGTGCCGATACTGAAAATATGACTATAAAAGTAAACGGTAAGGTTACTGATGCGGCGGCAAGGAAAGCAAGAGAATCTTTTCTTAATCGTTACAGCATCAAGAAGACACAGAAACTTGGCGGAGGGCGCATGGCCCGTGACCGATTGGACACAGGTATGTTTGTGTCCAGAGAAGAAATACCTAAAACTTTACAAGCTCTTTTAGGGAAAGTTAAAGACCCAAGAGAAGCCTACCTTGGTACAATAGCAGACTTGGCTCAGTTTTCTGCGGTTGACGATTACTTCGGCACGATTACGAAGTTAGCACAGGAAAACTCTACGATTGGGAATCTATTTAAGAAGGGTGAAAACTTAACTAACGCTCAAAAAGAAGGTCTTCGTGAGCGTGGGTTTGTCCAGTTAGGTGGAGAAGGCGGTAAAAGTAGTATTGTTTCTGCAATAGGAAAAGAAAACGATGAGATAGCTGCGTTAGCAGGCAGTAAAGGTTGGGGTAGTCTAGAGAATTACTTTGTACCTAAATCTATATACGATAATTTAACAACGCAAGTTGTAGCAGAGGACAACATTGGTGTCTTAGCTTTGCGCGGGTTGTTCTCTACATTCTTGCGGGGCAAAGCTTTATCTCAGTACAGCAAAACTATTTTGTCCCCTATCACTCAAGTTAGAAACGCCACTACCGCCATGGCTTTTGCTACTGCCAACGGTAACATGCCTGTGTTTGGAAGGGGCGGAAGCCTGAGTGATTCCTTCCAAGCTGTTTGGTCTAATATATCTAACAAAGGTGATCAGGCTATTTTTGACGACTTGGCAGATGCACAACGGCGCGGTGTTCTTGGGACAAACGCTGAGTTACGAGAGATCCAAGACAGTCTAAACAAAGGTGTTGGTTTTTCAGCGCGGGAATCAGATAATGCCTTAGCCAATATAATAGGAGAAACTGCTGCCAAAGGTGTAAAGAAGGTTACAAAACCTGCTGAAGCTATTTACCAAGGGTCTGATGATTTTTGGAAATACTATAGTTACCATGCCGAACAAGGTAAGCTTAAAAATGCACTAAAAGATGTACAGGATCCTTCAGAAGCTATAGCTTATCTCACTAAAAATGGTGACGACCTTTCTCCTGAAATGGCTACTCGTATACGTCGGGGAGAAACAGACCAAAAACTTTTAGACGAATTAATTAAAGATCGTGCCGCGCAACTGGTTAGGGATACAGTTCCTAACTACAACAAAGCGTCTTCAGATTTAATTTCGTTAGCTCGTAAACTGCCTGTAGGTAATTTTATTTCTTTCCCTGCGGAAATGTTTCGAACAAGCTTTAACATAATGAAGCAGAGCCTAGACGACATGGCTTCTCCGATTAAAGGGGTACAGCGGCGGGGACGACAACGCCTTCTAGGTCTTGTTGGGACTACATCAATCGTTCCAGCAGCGGCGGTGCAATTTGGTCATGCAATCTCATGGGTAAGCACCGAGGAAATGGATGCTTTCCAAAGATCTTTCGCGGCTCCTTGGGAAAAAGGATCCGTCCTTATACCCCTAGGAAAAGAAGACGGTAAAATTCAATACATTAATTTTAGTATTTCAAATCCATACGATGTAATTAGTCGAGCAGCCAATCGTCTCTTTAAAGAAACTGATGACGCTATTGCTGAAGGCAAAGACCCTGGACAAGCTATTACAGATGTCGGCATTGGAACTATTGCTGAATTTTTCCAACCGTTCTTGTCTGAAGGTATGCTAACTGAGTCAATCATTGACGTGTGGCAACGTGGAGGGCGCACCAAAACTGGAGCGGAAGTGTTTAACCCACAGGATTCTAGCGGAGACAAGATAGGGAAAACAGTCGGGCATGTACTGGACACAATGATCCCGAATATTTCCCCATTCGATTTAAAGGGTGAACCTGGTCGATTTACTCGAGGCATTGTGGGTAACTTTGCGCCAGCGTTAGTAAGTTCCAAAGACAATCAAGGACGTACACGGGAGCTTGTACCAGAAATTGTACGCGCCTTCATAGGGGTTACTCCTATGGAGTTTGATCCCGCCAAAGGTTTGGAGTATGGGACTTATCGTATGGGCCAAGCTCAAACAGATGCTAAACGTATCTTTAATAGTCACGTTGATGATTTCAACGTAACGCCAGATAGTTTGTTAAAGAACTTTGAAAAGGCCAACCAAAGCAAACTTCGTGTTGATCGTGAGTACTATCAAATGTTTGAAGACCTAAAAGCTATGGGTATGACCCGTGCTCAAGTGTCTCGTATTTTAAAGAAAAACAATATTGGTGGCGTTAGTGAAATCATGAGAGGTAAGTTCAAGCCGTTTGATGTAACCAAAAAGAACCTTCAAGATCTAAGAGAAACAGGAAACATAAAAAACTTTCCTCGAGCAGGCATCCGTCAGATACAGTCTGAGTTGCGTAATACACCTCTTGCACCCGACGATGGGCCTAGGAGAAAGCCCGCTGTTAAACAAACCCCTACTGCCCCCGCAGTAAATCCATTCCTGAGTGTGCCTGGCGCTAATCCTACTGCCCCCGCAGTAAATCCATTCCTAAGTGTGCCTGATAAACAAGGAAGTCTTCCGCTACCACAGGCTCCAGTAACCCAAGCTCGTGCGCCTGGGCCAGTGAACCCTGCTTTGTTAGGGGACAATCCGTTTAGCTCGGCTGCTAATGCACAGATTGCGGCCCGTCTCCAGAAAGGTTAGTCTCAATCGTGACTGAAAGCTTTACCCCTACGCCGCCAAATAACTTGACGAGTTCGTCACAGTAAGCCTCAACATCGTCAAGGACATCCATGTCTTTGGTCTGTGATGCGAGGTTGATGGTCACGTTTATCAGTTCCATTAGGGCCTCGACCTGTACAGGATGCATGTCTTTCAGGCCAACTGTTTTTATCTTACCAATCTTCATTCAATCTCTCCCCAATTATCTTTGAGTTCATCATCCACCTTAGAGGGCACCTTCAATATATCAGACAAACCGTTTTCCATTATGTCTTTGATGCGCTTTGATTGCTCGTCACTTTCTACTGAAAAGCATAGTTCATCATGGACCGTGAGCATAGGCAAAAGTCCTTCCGCATAGCAGTCCGCCATCGCCTTCTTAGTCTGATCCGCAGCCGAACCTTGGATCAATTTGTTTAACGCCTTGTAAGTGAAGGCTCTTCTCAGGGGCTGACCATACTCCTTGATGGCATCCTCATATGGCAGAGGCTTTTTGTATCCAAAGGTCTTAGGCTCCCACAGGTGGAACCTGCACCTGCGGCCAAGCAAAGTTCTAATCTGCCCCGTTTTCTCCGCCTGTCTTGACGCAAGCTCCGCTAAGTTCTTGACAAAAGGAACCTTCTCTCTGTGCGTAGACAGTAGCTCCCCTGCGTCCTCGGGCGAAATGTCTAGCTGCGCTGCCAGCTTGGCTTTGCCCATGCCGTACATGATCCCAAGGTTTACGACCTTCGCTTGCTTGCGCTCGATGCCGGCTATGTCTGCCACCATCTGGTGTAAGTCCACGTCCTGCTTGTGGTACTCCTCGACAATCGTATCAACGACAGGGTGCTTGTTGTCGCCCTTCAAGCTGGCTGCAAAGTGAACCAGTAACCTCGGCTCTTGGCTCGAGTAGTCAAACGACCCCCACTTGGTTCCTTCTTCTGGGATGAATAGCCCACGGATCAGCTTCTTGATCTCAGGATCTCTTGCCGGGATCTGCTGTAGGTTGGGGTTCGAAGAAGAGAACCGACCCGTGACCGTGCCGCCGCCGTCATTGCGTAGCTGGTGGAACTCGCAGTTGATCCTGCCATTGTGGGAATGCTTTATGATAGTATCTATGAACGTGCTGTCGGCCTTATCAAACTCCCGCAGCTTCACAACCATCTGTGCAACGGGGTGCTCATGTGCAGAGAGATACTGCTTAGTAAACGATGCCGTGCCTCCCTTGCGCAGAAGATCTCCTTGCTCGTCATTACTGGTGGGGTAGTTAAGCCCGAGCGCATCAAAGACTTCAGCTACTGAAGACGCGGCCCACGGTTCTATAGCCACACCTGACTGGCGTTTGATCTCTGCTTTGAGATCCTTGATCTTAGTCTTGAGTTGCTTCTTAGCTATGTCAGCCTTATCGAGATCCACCCTTACACCCAACTGACGCATGTCGCACATCATAGGTATAAGGCTCGTCTCCAGGTTCCAAATGTTCCAGAGATCTTGCTGCTCTAGTTCTATCTTCAGTCTCTCCCACAGGCGCAGCGTCATCCCCGCATCTTGCTCCGCGTACCTTCCAACAAACTCAGGCGGTAGCTTGTACATCTCTGCCTTGGGGTCGTAACCAAACTCCGCCGCAGCTACACGCAGAAGCTTCTCGTTCTTGCGCTCATCTAAGTAGTCACGGCCCAGGTTGTTAAGGCTGTAGGAAAAACGGTTCTCGTCCACGACGGCGCCGGTAATCATGGTATCAATGATCCGGCCCTCAACCTTGATGCCCTCGGCACGGAGCCAGCCCAAATCGTAGGTCGCGTTGTGCATGATCTTGTCTATGTGCGGTGTAGCCATCTGCGCCTGCAACCACTTCAGAGCGATCCTAACGTCCATGTTGTGGCCGTTGGCATGTCGTATAGGAAAGTATCCTTCCCAGTCTCCTGCGGCTACTGCGATGCCTACAATGTACCCATCCTTACGCGCCCACCCTGGGCCAAGCGTAGTCAGGTTCGGGTCACAGGTCTCCAGGTCAATTGCAATCTGTTTGTGTTGCGTTAGATCAGGGAACTCAGATGGAATATTCCATGTCAGTTCTTTACCTTGATCCATTTGCTGCGCAATTATATAGTCCTTATCTAGCTTTGAGCCTGGATTAATTATCATCTGTTTGTCCCTTCTCACGATCCGTAAACTCTGCCCCAAGCGCACTGTATCCACACTTGTCGACCCATGAATCTGCCTTGTCGAGATCGTTCAGCAACCGTGCTGTCTTCAACCAGTCCATCATCAGTGCAACGTGCCGCTCGGTTACATGTCCGTGGCTAGTCATCGCCTCTTTGATGATTGCGTTCCAGCCTGTGGCTATGCGGGAGAAGTTATCAAACGCATCCCCATAGTCTTTGGCCCTCGGTCCATTGATCAGTTCTTTTGCTGTGTCTAAGACTTCATCTCGTTTCATATCTCATACCTGTATGATTTGTCCGACTCGATTAAGTACAGGTTCTGCTTGGTGCGTGTGATCGCAACATAGAATACCCTGTGCTCGTCCTCCGGATGTTTACCTTCAACGCAGTTCTTGGTTGAACCCAAGTATACTGCCACGTTATCGTCCTCTCCCCCCTTCATCGCATGAATAGTAGAGATCTTGATCCTCGGCTCTTGGTATATATTCTCGCCCCGCCGCTCGATGGCACGGATATATATCTTTTCTTCCTCAGACATCTTGATTACATCCATGGGATGTGTATCCTTCGGCGCGAGTAAACCAAACTCACTGACCAACAACTCATACGTCAACAGATCCTCCGGACCCGCCGCATCAAGCAGCTTCGTAGCTCCACGGCTTACCGCTGCATGAGTACCCATCTTTGGTACAGCCTCGTACAGTTTGCGGATACGAACGACGCCTACTCCCTGTCCTTCCGACACGTCACGCCATACTGCCATGGCCTCAACCTTCTTCTGGCTTACCGACCAACGGCCCTTGCGGCTGTAGAAGTAACCGTCCGCCTCCAACTGCTCCGCCACATCGTTCACGTACTTGTTAATCCTAGCTTGGATGGTCCACGAACCTCGGTTCAAGGGCAGATGCCATATCGCTCCAACAGTGCGGACACTTCCTTCCTCGTCCTTGGGATAGAATTCTTTCTCTAACCTCCCAGGGATACGGCTGGAGACACGCATGGCTAGCTCCCAAACGCTCCGCGGTAGGCGGTAGGATTGGTTCAACACCTCGGTCCTGTCTGTACTTCCCACAAACCTGCGGATGTCTACGGATGTCCAGCGGTGTATCGCCTGGTCATCATCCCCTGCGATCAGAACCTCCGTGGCTGTCGCTGCCATCTTCTCCACCATCGTCCACTGCAACGGGGTGAGATCCTGGGCTTCATCCA